GCCTGTGCCCAGCGGCGGAGCGTCAGCAGTGTTTCCCCTTCCGCCTGATACAGGCTTGGGCGGTTCGCCACCTGCACCTCTGTTGCGCGCTGGTAGGCGGCCGCGAGGCCCAGGGCGATGTAACTGTAGCCCATCAGCTGCTCGCGCGCCTTGTCGGAGAACGGCACAGGCGTGCCCTCGACATCCGCGATGCCTTCCCAATCCAGCCAGACCTTCCGCATGGCCTCGCGCGGATTGTCGGCAAGCGCTTGGCGCTCCTCCTCCGGCAGGATCAGGAACCTGGCGCGGAAGCTCTGCACCTCGATGCCATCCTCCGCCGGTGCGTTGACCTTGACGGTCACCCAGGTCGTGGGGCGAGGGTTGAAGATGAAAGCCGTCATTTCAGCCTCATAAAAAACGGCCCGTTGACGTCCGGCAGATAAAGCAGATCGAAAGTTGCCGTGACCTCGTTGTCCTGCTCGCCGAGATCGGCGAGAAATGCCTGAACCCTGTTGGCCGCAAACTCGAATGAGTTCCCTTGTGGTCCGTTAATGAAACTCAGCGCGCTTGTCTGTCCGTCGAGTGACCGCGCGAAATAGTCAAAATCGGCCAGATCGGGCGCGGTCACCACCATCCGGCCGGTGTAGCGCCGTCGGCCGCGCCGCGTGCTCAGGTCGTTCGGGCGATCGTTGTGGATCACCGGGGTTTCGTCCTGCATCGTCACTTCGCGCAGGACCAGGTCCTGGCCGTCAAAACTGAACTGCGTGTTGGCGTGGCTGACCGGATCGGCCTCGCGATAGGCCGCCTGCGCCAATGGGCCGACATCGAGCGGCGAAGCGGCCGTGACCGTGTTGCGCGCCACCGGTGCGCCGTAAAGCGCAGTCATCTCGAAATTCAGCCGGGGAATTTCGCCGTCCCTGGCCTGAAACCCGATCGTGCCTATGGCATCGACCGCTTCTTGCAGGAAATCCGCCGCCACCCCGGGCGCGGCTTGGCTGCCGCCAAAGCCGCCCACCAACGTGGCGCGGTCGGAATTGGCGTCCTGCCGTGGCTCATACCGGGCTAGCGTTCCTGCGGTCAGAGTTTCTTGAAGACCGCAGGCCTTGGCGAGGTCGGCCCAGAACGGCGCAGTGCCGAGCGCAGTGGGCGCCGACGCCTCGACTGCGGCGGTCACCCGGACGCGCGGGCGCGACAGGAAATCCTCGCCCGCGGAGCCCGGTACGCCATCGACCAAATCTCGGCTCTGCCGGTCGGCCTCGAGCGGGCGGTGCGTGAGTTCGAGCGCCGGGATCAGGTCCGCCCCGGCATAATCGGCAGCGACGCCCTGTGTCTGCTGCAGCTTGGCGATCAGAAATCGCGTATCGAAATTCATCGGCATGTCAGCCTCCTGTCGTGATGCGCCGCCGGAAGCGGAGCGAGAATTCATCCTGCCAGCCGATCAGGCCGCCCCGGAGCGGGCCGGTCACGAGCTGACCGCTTTCATGGGTCAACGGGCCGCTGGCATAGTCCGGGCCCCACGCCTCCAGCAGCGGCAGGAGCTGCGCACGCACCTCCTCGAGTTGGCTGATCGCGCGCCCCCCGGCATCGCGCCGGAGATCCTCGGCCAGCGTGATCACCATGAAGGTCGCCGTCACCGCGCTGTGCTGAACGCCGCCCGCTATGCCCGACGGGCGCGGGCGCTCGGAGCCGGGCATGACGAAGGCCACCGGGCTGCCGATCGCGCCTTCGCGCGCAACGCGGGCCATGTCCCGGGCTCCGGCAACGCTGCGATAGATACCGGTCGCCTCGATCTGCGCCACGATCGGCGCGAGCTGAAGCACCGGCGCGCTCATTGGAACGCCTCCGCGAAATACGCCTCGACCGTGTCGCCGATATCGGCCTCGTCAGCCGCATCGAACCCGAGGAACGGCCGTGCGGGGATCTCGACCTGGTCAACCATCACGAAGCGGCCATTGGGCAGCACGAAGGCCAGCTTGGCGGTGGCGTCGTCATTTGCGGCCTTGGGCTCGATGAACGCGCCGAACTGATGGGTCGCGGCATGGGGCACGTTCGATCCGATCTCGACGGCGCGCGGCTCGGCCTCGCTCACGATGCTGTCGCGCAGGCGTGCGCTGTCGATCAGCGTCTTGCCACCGCTCTGCTGAGCCCGGATGGACACCGGCCAGGCCTCGCCGCCGGGGCCTTTGGATTGCTCGAAGCGCTCGGAGACCGACGTCTCCAGCACGTTCCCGATCCGCCGCATGAGAGGCGTCATGTCGGCCGCGCGGCGCAGCGCATCCCCAAGCCCCTTGTCGAGGCGCGCATCATCGAGGGTGAGGGTCATCGTGACCATCTCAGAACCCCTTGAGGCTGTCGCGGGTGAAGGTGGCGGCGGGTCCTCCGGTCTGCGGCGCGCCGGGTTTCCCCGGGGCGCTGTCGGCCGGGGTTTCGTCGCCGAGCGAGACGTCGCCGGAATGCGCGCGGCGCAGGAAGGTGAGCGCGTGATCGTAGTTCGACTTCGCCCCCTCGACCACCGGCGCGCGGTCGCCCAACAGGCGATACCAGGCGATGCCGCGGCATGCACGGTGAGCACGCGGGGAGGATTGCCGGTATCATAAAGCCCGGCGACATAGCTTTCGACCTCTGCCACCGCATCGTCGATCGCGACCTGCAGCGCGGTGCCGTCGATCCCCGCGACCATGCCGTCACGCGTGGTGAGCTCCGCGAGGCGGGTCTCCCCGAACCGGTCGATCATGTCCTGTGAGGTGAGATAGGGCATTAGCGGGTCAGCCCCTTCACGGCCCACATGACCGCCTCTTCGATCTTGGTACGTGCGATGCTGAATTCACGGCCCTGGTCGGCGGCGATCTCGGTCAGGAACGCGTCACCGAGATCCTTGATGGCGCTCATGCGGCGCTTCTCGGCATCGCTGAGCGTTCGATAGGCGTGGCGCACCGGGCTGTTCGCGACCCGGGCGTCATCGGTGCTCTTGATCGTGTCGGGCATGGCCGGGCCTCCGGGCTTCTGGGGTTTGGGTGCCGGTCTCTCCCGGCTGTCACGCCTGATCTGCGGCGGCGTCCCCTGGCGGTATTCTCAGGAGGCCGCGTTGGCGGCGGCCTGCATTTCGCCCCAGACCAGGTCGCGCGCGGCGGCGGTGATCCGGTCCGCGTGATCGGGGAGTGCGGCCTCCAGCGCCTTGACCTTGGGCTTGCCGCCCTTGTCGAAGGCGTCCTCGGGCAGCTCGTTGATCGCGTCGATCATCGCGACGCGGAGCGCGTCGTCCATCTCGGGCAGGCCGGGTGCGGGTTCGACGTCGCCAACCTCCTCGATCACGCCAAGTTCGACAAGGCGCGCGATCTGCGGCTCGTCGCCGATATCCGCGGGCGCGACCTGCGCGCCCGCCTCCAGCCGTTTCTTCGCGATGACTGTGCGTTTGATCAGATACATCATGCCACATCCTCGATCAGGTAGCCGGTCGCGGGGGCCGCGATGACCTCGCGGACCTGCTCGCCGACGCGCAGGGTGGTGGCCCCCTTGAGCCCGACCTTGGGGTCGAAGAAGCGCCCCGAGACCCGCCCGTCAAACTGCGCGGTCCAGCCCCAAGAGGGCGCTGCACCATCCGGCCCGGCCTGCGTGTTGCGATGGATGAGGGCGATATTGGCCCCCCAGACCCGTTCGAACGCCGCCGTCTGACCCTTGCGCGCGGCGTTGACATAGCTGTCGCCGACGAGGATCTCCGACAGCTCGAACAGCTCGGCCACCGCCTCGCGGCTGGCGCGGCCCTTGTCGCCCGATGTGCGGTTGATCGCCTTGAGGATGTTCGGGTTGGTGGACAGCGCGGTCCAGGCCTTGCGGCCCATCGCGGCCACGTTGGGCCGCATGATGAAGGTGGCGTCGAGGGCTGCGGAAATCACGGCGATCGGGTCCGAGGCCGGATCGGTGAGGACAACCTTCTTGTCGACGTCATAGTTGGCCGGGTCCTGCACCATCGCCGCGACACGTTTTTCGCGGTCGAGCAGGGTCAGATGCGTCAGCCCCTCGACCGCGCGCGCCTCGGGATCAAAAGCCGAGTTGCCCGCCGCGCGCAAGGAGCGCGCCGTGTCGATGTCGCGCTGCGGCACAACATCATCGAGACCGTAGTCGCGGACGCTGTCGGTGCGCTCCTCGCCGGTGAACTCGACCTGCTGGACCACGCCCTTGCGGCCCACT